GGGAGAGGACATAAAGAATGGGATTAGTAAAGTCAGAGGCCCAGAGAAAGGCAAACCAGCTGCAAAGAAAAAGTGCCATAGCCGCATCAGACCATGCGATCATTAACGGGCCGAAGCCTACAACCTGGTCAGCCAGGATGCCAGCCTATGCGGGGACAAGCCTCTGCCAGAATCCGGAGCTACGGAGGATACCAGATGAGTAAGAGAAAGACACCGGCGCAGGCTCTGGAAGAGTTTCTAAGCTACTATGATGAGAGCATTTTAGAATACAGGTATGCTTGCGATAAGGTCGTTGAAGAGGACAAGCGTCTCCAGGACTTTCTTCATGAAATGGAATTTGCCAAGGACCGGAACGAAAGGAACCGGATTGCAACAAGCCTTCAACAGAGCAGAAGAACCAGGCGAATTAATAAAGATATGGCAAAGATGAACGAGAAGCTGGTGAAGTTTTTCGAGGATCAGAAGAACAGGGATACCTTAAACCGGTTACGGCAGCTTCTAGGTCAACAGAGGAAGGAAGAGGAATATCTTCTGGGAGAACGTACATACAAACCAAGAGCAGGAATGAGGTGATACCGTTGGACAAGCAGATTCTAGTGCAGTACATAGATGCATGCGCCCAGGTGGAAGATACCAAAAAGGAGATCCTGAAGCTTAAGAAAGCCAGAAAAAGGATTGAACAGGATGCAGTGAAAGGTTCTTCACATGAGTTCCCTTACACACCGCAGACGTTTCATATCGAAGGTCTGGCATATCCTGTAGTAAAGGATCCGGATGAGCTGGACCGGCTGGAAGAGATCCTGAAAGAGCGGTTGCAGACTGCGGAACGGATCAAGCATGATGTGGAGGCATGGCTGAACACGATACCGCAGAGAATGCAGCGGATTATCAGGTATAAGATCTTTGAAGAGCTTACCTGGAGTGAAGTGGCGGTGAGAATGGGGAGAAAAGTTACAGCAGACGGTGTGAGAATGGAATATACGAATTTCATGAAAGAAAAATAAGTTATTTCGTATTTTTCACATTTTTCGTTTTCAAAATGTTATAGTGTACCATGAAGCCAAAGGCATACGGCCGGCGGCTTACGTTAAACCCCACCAGGCAGCAGGCGAAAGCTTGTTGCCTCCCCCCTGGAACGTAGCTCAGTAGGGAGAGCAATGGCTTGTGTCCTAAGCGAAGGTTCGAGTCCTTCCGTTCCGATGATTTTTGTTGCTATCCGTATTTCCTTCTCCTTTTTGAAAGCGCTTGTCATGAGATGGGTGCTTTTACTTTGAGGTTTTTCTTGCAAACTAAACATGTGTTTGTGTATAATAAATTGAGATTATAGGGAGGAAAAATAAATGATTGCGACATCGTCTGAGGTAGGAAATAGTGCGACTTTAGTATTTTCAAATATGTCATTTTCCAAAGTAGCATATATACTCGCTTTGGTTTTTCAATTGACAGCAGGTGTAATGTTACTATTAGGAAACATGGGGATTACAAAAAAACAGGTCATTTCAAATTATTGCATAGAGCATCGAATTATAAGACTATATCCTAATGGAGATTTAAAAGATTATGAGGAATTTATTGAAACTGCGAAAAGAAATTGGATGAATCAAATTGCTTTTTTCTTTTTATTTTTAGGATATTTAGTAAGCATATTTGGTGAAGCACCGAAAAATAAAATATATACACTTATCATTGTAATAGTGTTTACTATATTTTTATTGATATTAGTTAGCATTTTTACGAGCGCAATATCAAAAATATATGGAAAAATTAATTTTAATGAATATATTTTAAATAATGGCACATTAGTTATGACAGTACCAGAAGACAGAAAAAACAAAAAATAGATAAAGTAAAAGTAGGAGTCACCTGCGTGGCTCCTTTTCTTATACTCAAAACCGGCGAAAGCGAGGTGAGCCCAAATGACAGAAAAACAGAAGATTTTTGCAGATGAATATCTCATTGACCTGAATGCCACGCGGGCTTACAAGGTCGCTTATCCAAGAGTGAAGAATGATGATATAGCAGCGGCTAATGCAAGTCGATTGCTAAGAAATGCTAAGGTTGCGGCTTATATCTCAGAACGCATGCAGGAGCGTCAGAAACGGACGGAGGTCACACAGGACCGCGTGATTGAAGAACTGGCTGCGATCGCCTTTGCCAAGGCTACAGACTTTGTACAGATCTCTCATGGAAACGTAATCCTGACGGACACCAGTAAGCTGTCGGAGAATCAGATCAAGGCTATTGCCGGGATCAAAGAAGGAAAGAACGGTATAGAACTCAAACTGAATGATAAAGAAAAGGCTCTGGAGCTTCTGGGACGGCATCTTGGCATGTTTAAGGATAAGCTGGAAGTTACAGGATTGGAAGCAGAGCAGACTAAGCTGGATGACCTGATCCGGCAGATGCGTGGTGGTGGATAGTGAGTGCAGAACGTTTGTTGTTATCAGATAAATACAAAGCCTTTCTCAGATGTGATGCGCCGGTAGAGTTCCTGGAAGGGACAACAGCGGCCGGAAAAACCACAGTAGGGCTGTTTAAGTTCATGCTGAAAGTGGCAGAGTCTCCCAAGAAGCTGCACATCATAGCTGCCAAGGATACCGGTACCGCTGAGAAGAACATCATCAACAAAGATCTTGGCATCATGGATGATTTTGGTGTCCTCGTTGAGTACAATGGTAACGGAACCAAAGACGATAAGATCCCTCATATCCTGTTCCATACTTCCGGTGGTGATAAAGTCATATACGTGATGGGCTACGGTGACAAGAAGAAATGGCAGAAGGCTCTGGGTGGTCAGTATGGCTGCCTGTATATTGATGAGATCAACACAGCTGATATAGACTTTGTACGAGAAGCTGCCATGCGTTGTGATTATCTTATGGCTACGCTTAATCCGGATGATCCGTCATTACCGGTGTATAAAGAGTACATCAACTGCTCCCGGCCTCTGCCAGAGTGGGAAGAGGAAACACCACAGGAAATCAAAGATGAATTGAAAGAAGAGCCAAAGCACGGCTGGGTGCATTGGTTCTTTTCTTTTGCCCATAATCTGGGTCTGCCTAAGGAAAAGCTGGACAAGATCCTGGCTAATACACCGAAAGGTACAAAGATCTGGAAGAATAAGATCCAGGGGCTGCGCGGAAAAGCAACTGGTCTGGTGTTTCCAAACTTCGACCGAAAAAAGCATGTTGTCACTGCTGCCTGGGTAAGAGCAGAGGTAAAGGTGGGCCGGATCCGTTGGAAGAAGTTTTCCTGCGGACTGGATACAGCTTATTCCAGCAAGTCACCAGATACGATCTCAATGATCTTTCAGGGAATTACAGAAGACAGACGGCTGATCACGCTGGCAGAAAAGGTTTATAACAATGCAGAACTGGAAAATCCTATTGCTCCCAGTGACACAGCTGTGAAATTTGTAGAGTTTCTGGAGCGCTGCCGTAAGGAGTGGGGATTTGCGAAAGACGTTTACGTAGATAATGCGGATCAGGCAACCATGACGGAGCTTAAAAAATACAGGCGTCTGAATGGCTGCATTTATAACTTTTGGGATGCTTACAAGAAACTGGAGATCCTGGACCGTATCAAACTGCAGCTTGGCTGGATCCAGCAGGATTGTTACCTGGTGGTTGATGAGTGCCCGGAACATTTGGCTGAGCTTGAAAAATATAGTTGGGAAGAAGACAAGGATAAGCCAGAAGACAGAAATGACCATACGATCAATGCGGGACAGTACAGCTGGATACCGTATCGCAACATGATCGGGTTTGAGGAGGATAAGAAATGAGGTGGTTGGAACAAATGAATGAGAATATCAAGCGGGGGATACGAAGCTGGTTGAACGTGATTCCAGCCAGTCCATATAACATACAGATCAACGAATTATTAGACTTTGAGACAAGTGCGATCCGCAACCGGATCTGGTACAGAGGTGACAGTAATGAGCTGGAGCAGCTGTACAGGGAAGTGCGTGATTGTGCTGATCAATATAAGTTCTGGGCAAGTAAGTGTACGCCTGGTTTGGAAATGCGTAAGGTACATACAGGCCTTCCAGGGCTGATCGTCCGCACACTGGCAGCTATTACCATGGCAGATATGAATGATTTTGATTTTGACAGTGACCAGCAGGAACAGCTGTGGGAAAGCATAGCACAGGCAAATGATTTCCGTAAGAAAATGGAAAAAGCCTTAAAAGAGATCCTTTGTATCGGAGATGGTGCATTTAAAGTAACTATTGATACGCAGGTAAGTGAATTCCCTATCCTGGAATGGTATCCGGGAGAACGGATCGAGATCATACGCAGACGTGACCGTATACAGGAAGTGATCTTTAAGACACCATACAAAAGCGGTGGAAAAACTTATGTATTAAATGAAAGATACGGATATGGTTATATAACCAATGAACTGTATCAGGGCAATACGCTTGTGAATAAAGCCCTTCTTAGGGAAACAGAAGCGCTCCAGGATGTTTCATTTGATAAGCAGATGATCCTTGCAGTACCGATCAACGTATACGAGTCAGCGAAGTATGAAAGCAGAGGCGGATCAGTCTTTGATGGTAAACTGGACAGCTTCGACGCGCTGGATGAGGTATGGTCCCAGTGGATGGATGCTTTAAGGGCAGGAAGGGCTAAGACATACATCCCTGAATGCCTGGTGCCTAAAAATCCAGAGACTGGCGCACCACTCAGGGCTAATTCCTTTGACTGCCGCTTTTTTGCTGGTGACAATGACATGTCAGAAAAAGCTGAAAATAAGATACAGACAGATCAGCCAACAATCCCTCATGACAGTTATTTGGCCTCTTATGTGACCGCATTGGATCTCTGCCTGCAAGGGATCATCAGCCCAAGTACACTGGGGATTGATGTTAAGAAGCTGGATAATGCAGAAGCACAGCGGGAGAAGGAAAAGACAACTCTTTACACCAGGAATGCTATCGTGGAAGCCTTGCAGGAGAAGCTTCCGGAATTAGTGAGCGCTGCCATTAATGCCTATAACATCCTCTTGAAAAAGCCGATCGAAGAGGTAAAGGTGGATATTCCGTTCGGTGAGTACGCAAATCCTTCTTTTGAAAGTCAGGTTGAGACAATGGCAAAAGCGCGGCCTGGTGTCGCACTGATGAGTGTGGAAGCCCAGGTGGAAGAACTGTATGGAGATTCCAGGGATGATCAGTGGAAACAGGAAGAAATAGCACGTCTGAAAGCAGAACAGGGTATTGCAGAAGTAGAAGAACCGGGGGTCAATATGGCTGCCGGTATTTTTGACGTTGATCTGGGAGGTGATGGGAATGCAGGTAAAGGTAATGAACCGAATATACTGGATGAGCCGAAAGGAGTACCAGGGGCTGCTACAGGTAGCCAGTGAGCAGGTACCATTTGGAATCTATGCAGTTGAAAAGAAAGACTATGCGGAACTGAGAAATGATCGATGCAGCAGTGCCACACAGCTGAAGACGTTGACCAGAGGATTTAAGGCACAGGGGTTCAAGGTGCTTGCGAATAAGGGTGCGAAACAGTGAATGAATATGATCTGGCCGAAGCCTTTCGGCGTATCGAGAATGAGCTGATAGCGTCTATGATCAGGAACATGGACCGGCACCGGGCAGAGGAAACTAAAGAAGGTTATAACTGGTCTATGTGGCAGACAGAGCAGCTGAAAGCCCTGGAAAAGTACAAAGTGCGTAACCAGAAGAAATACGGTAAGCAGTTTAAAAGCATTAATGACCAGATTGATAGCTTGATCCGGATGTCACGGTCAAAAGGCAGTATGCAGCAGGAAAGGCGTATACTTCAGGCAATTAAGAAAGGCTTTAAGGGGGCTAAGAAAACTGGATCGGGAGCTACGGCTGAGTTTTTCAAGCTGAATGACCGTAAACTGGAAGCGCTGATCAAAGCCACCAGAGATGATATGGAGAAAGCGGAAACGGCGGTGCTTCGTAAGGCTAACGATGATTACCGAAAAGCGATCTTCAATGCCCAGGTATATGCCAATACAGGTGCTGGAACATATGAAAAGGCTGTGGACATGGCTACAAAAGATATGCTGTCCCGTGGCCTTAACTGCGTAGAGTATGCCAATGGTGCAAGACATACGCTTTCAGATTATGCGGACATGGCGATCAGAACAGCTAGTAAAAGGGCTTATCTGCAAGGTGAAGGAGAAAAGCGGAAGGAATGGGGCATTGCTACAGTCATTATGGCAAAGCGTGGTAATCCGTGTCCTAAGTGCCTTCCTTTTGTTGGTAAGGTCCTGATCGATGATGTATGGAGCGGTGGCAGCAAGGACGGCGTGGACCCGGAGACTGGCAAGAAGTATTCTCTTATGAGCTACGCAATCAGCAAAGGGCTTTATCATCCAAGGTGTAAAGACAGTCATACTACATATTTCCCTGGTATCTCTACAGCGGATGATACCTGGACTAAAGAAGAGCTGGAAGCAGTTGGGCTTCAAAACCAGCAGGAGGCCAGACAGCAGTATGCACAGCGCCAGGAAGAGAAATATAAGCGCTTGGCTGAGTATTCGTTGGATGAAGAAAATCAAAAAGAATACCAGATAAAAGCGGAAGAGTGGAAAGACCAGGCGTACAGACCAGTTACCAGAGGTGAAGCATCAACAATATTTATTAAACAGCAGCAGAAAATAAACATTAAGCGAGTTGAAAGCTATTCAGAGATTTACATTTCCAATCAGACGAATATAAAACCTCGTGCGTTGCATACATTGAATCAGAGAACGGAGCAGGCTTTAAAAGAGTGGGAAGTTTCGCTGGAGAGAAGGCCTAAAATTATTATAGTTTCGCCAGATGAAATGCCTACAGCGTATGGGAAGTATGACGCCATACAAAATGTAGTTTTCTATATCCCTCAGATTGCAGACAGTAAAGTGATTAAAGATCAAGGAAATGTTGAATTTCATGAGATGTGGCATATGAAGCAGGCTGAAAATTTTAGAAAACGATACGGTGAAATTACAAGAGAAAACTATGGTAAGTATATAGAGAATGCTTGTAAAGAAGCAAAGAAGACAATTGACAGAGCAGGTATCACGGAGTACAATGTAAGCGACATAAGTAGTTACGCAGATCAAATGTTCTGGATTGATAGGTATGATGAAGTTGAAGCTGAATATATGGTAAAACATCGAAGAGGGAAGAAACATGGTAATTCGCAAGTATCCGGAGGAGATTCAAAAGGCGATGGAAACTTATAAGCCGTATGCAAAATGTATTCATGATGGCGAGCTTGAAGGTGTTCCACAGGAAGCTGTAGAAGCGTTTAAAAAAGTGAAGAATTGGGCTTGGGAACAAGGTCAGTAAATACCACCAGTCAGTAGGCCGGTGGTATTTTTGTACCCATTTTTAAGAATAATTGCGACGTCGCAAATGAAAGAAGGTGATCTTATGGGACTTTTATCATGGATCAGGCAGAAGTTTTTCAAAAAGAAAGAGTGCTGCCACCACTACCGAAAACATTGGAGCCGGGCTTCCGGTCCGTATGGCGGTTATGTAAGACGTTGTACCAAATGTAATAAGATTGAGCAGTAAGCACGCAGGTAAGTCCTGGGTGTTATTTTTATGCCCAAACGCGAGCATGGCATTAAACTCTGCGCGGCCGGTGACACCGATGAGAATGGATCAGTAACAGGAGTGACACTCCCAAAATGGAAAGGAGACTATTAACATGGCAGAAACAAATCAGAACCAGGGACAGCAGACACAACAGGCGGCAGGTACAGCCCAAGCGCAGACACCGACAGCACAGCAGAATCAGAGCAATCAGCAGGGAGCAGCTCCGGCGATTGACTATGGAAAGATTCAGCAGATGCTTGACGGCACTTTGGCAGCTAAGGAAGATACCGCCTTGAAAGCTTATTTTAAGCAGCAGGGACTTTCCCAACAGGAAGTAGAGCAGGCGATCGCAGCTTTTAAGCAGCAGAAAGCCGCCAATACTCCAGATGTGGGAGCTATGCAGATCCAGCTGACACAGGCACAGGAGGCAGCCAAACAGGCACAGATCCAGAACGCTGCTATACTTGCTGCAGTAAGCCTGGGTATTGATGCCAAGACAATTCCATACATCCTCAAAATGGCAGATCTCAGTCAGACAGTAGGACAGGACGGAAAGGTCAATGAAGAGAATTTAAAAGCAGCCCTGAATAAAGTCCTGGAAGACGTTCCGGGATTGAAGCCACAGGCCGCGGGTACTACTGGTTTTGTACAGGTAGGAGCTGCAAGCGGGAATGCCGGTGCGGGTCAGGCACAGCAGGCAACACAGACCCAGCAGACAGGTGTCCCGGCTAAACGCTGGAACCGTTGGAACAACTAACAAATGATTTAAGAAAGGACAAGGTGATCATATGCCAAATTTAAACTATGCACAGGTATGGGAGCCTGAATTATTAGAGATCCTCATGCAGGGGACTTTAACTTCTCCCTTTGTAACAAGTAATGTAAAGTGGTTAGATGCCAAGACATTCCACTTTACCCAGATGTCCACTTCCGGATATAAAAATCACAACAGAAATGGCGGCTGGAATAAGGGCGATTATACCCAGAAGGATGTACCGTTTACCCTTACCCATGACCGTGACATTTCTTTCCTGGTGGATAAGGCAGATGTGGATGAGACCAATGCGACTGCATCCATCCAGAACATTTCCCGCACCTTTGAGCAGACCCAGGTCGTTCCGGAAACAGATGCGCTGTTCTTTGCAAAGGTAGCGCAGGCAGCACAGAAGGCAGAGGGATACCATAGTGCTACAGCAACTGCTACCTATACCAAGGCAAAAGTATTCGGAATGCTGAAGGATATCCTGGCGAAGGGGAAGCTGAGAAGATACAAAGCAAATGGTACGTTGATGATGTATGTATCCAGTGCCATTATGGATGCCCTGGAGCAGTCTACCGAATTTACACGTAAGATCGAGATGACCCAGGTCGCAGAGGGCGGCATGGGAATTGAGACCCGTGTAACCGATATTGACGGTGTGCCGATCATGGAAGTGGTGGATGATGAGCGCTTCTATGACGCCTTTGACTGGGAGCCGGAAAACGGCGGTTTTGCACCACTGAAAAAGGTGACAGAGGATACCGAAAACCATGTAGCTGCTGTAACAGGAGCGCACAGGATCAATGTTTTGGTAGCGTGCGGTCAGACCTGCAAGATCGTTCCGAAGATCTCCAGCATCTACTACTTTGAACCAGGAGCACATACAGAGGGTGACGGATACCTGTATCAGAACCGTTCGCTGTCTGATGTGTTTGTATTCCCGAATGGACGTGATGGTAAGGTAGACAGCATCTACGTAGATGTGGATACTACAGAGTATACCGGAGCCTGATCGGAGGTGGTCTTATGGCTTATGAGCCGTATGTAACACCGGAATATTACCAGACCGAATATGAAGGCAGTGCTGTGCCAACGGATGAGCTTAAAAAGGCTCTCCGCCAGGCCAGCCGCCATATTGATTCCCTGACTTACAACCGTATCGTAGGTCAGGGATTTTCTAACCTGACACCATTTCAGCAGGACCTGATCCGGGAAGTGGTCTGCCAGCAGGCTGACTTTGAGACAGAAAATGCAGATGAGATCAACACGGTTTTGCAGAGCTACAGCATCAACGGTGTGTCCATGCAGTTTGGTAATTCCTGGAACGTGTTTACAGATAAAGGTGTTGCCATGAAGCGCGATGTATACGCTATGCTGTGCCAGACGGGCCTTTGCTGCCGTTTAGCGAGGTGAGACTATGAAATATCCATGTTTAGTGCCAAAGCGGCTCTGTAAGACGCCTGTGCATGTTCATCTGGAATCGGAAGAACTGGATAATAAGGGAAGGCCGAAGTACAGCCTGGATGCGGATCTGATGTGTAATTTCCAGGATAAAGCCAAGACCATTCTGACAGCGGAAAAGAAGCTGGTGCAGATCACTGGTACTGCTCTTTTTACAGGAGACATCGCGCCGGATATGCCGTCTTTAAGTGGCGGAACAGTAACGGTATTTGGTGAAGAACGCCGGATCGAGCAGGGATGCAAGAACAGGAATCCGGACGGTACGGTAAATTACTGCAGTCTGGAGGTGATCTGATGCAGGTAAAGTCAACTATAAAGCTGAACATGCCCCGTATCAGCCAACTGACCCGTGCAGCAGTAGTTGCTTTGGAGCAGACGGCGGAAGCGCTGCATACGGAAGTGGTACAGGCACAGGTCATGCCGTTTGATACTGGCAACCTGCAGAATGAAAGCACCTTCGTGGACACCAGTGAAGCTTCTAGCGGAAAAGTAAGCCTGGTATCCAGCACGCCATATGCAAGGCGGCTGTATTACCATCCGGAATATCAGTTCCAGAAGTATGAAAATCCTTTTGCAGGCGGTAAATGGTTTGAGCCATGGCTTCCGGGAGGTGTCAGCTCCGGTTTTTGCAAGGAAGCTTTTAAGAAGTTTTATAAAAAGGCGGGTGGCGTATGATGCTGCGGTTAACGGACATACAGGATTGGATCATTTCTCTTGGAATTGCAGAAGAGAGCCATGTTTATATCGGCAAGCTGGATAATAAACAGCAGAAATCCATAGGTATTTATAACCGAAGTGGATCCGGACCACCCAATATTGCTTTAGGTGGCCTGGAATACACTACCTATGATACAAAGCAGCTCTCTCTTCTGGTCCATTGGAACAGGGACAAACCGGAAAGTGAAGAAGCTGCTTATCAACTATTTGAGAAACTTAGAAGCATATCCAGTCTGGACATAGGAGATACCCACATTAATTATCTTCGTTTAATGGTTCCTGAACCCCAGGACGTAGGAACGGATGATAATGGGGTATATGAATATGTGATCTGGCTGGATCTTATCTATCAAAGAAAGTGAGGAATGTGTAATGAGTGAAGTAGGAGGAAAAGTATATCCTGTACACAATAACGTGTTTAAATTTGGTACAAAGGGTATGGACAGCGTGGACGGCGATATGGTAATGCCTGCGGATCTGGAGAACTTTGCGCCAACCATTGACGGTACCACAGAAGAATGGTATGCCATGGACGCAGAAGGCTGGGCCAAATCTGCTATGACTGGCAAAAAACTCAGCTTTGCTTTTAAGGGAAAGCGTTCCGTAGGTGATGCCGGAAATGATTATATCGCAGGCCTTGCATGGAAATTTGGCCAGGATGTAATGACCAAGTTTGAGTGGACCATGACATCCGGGGCTAAGCTGGCTTGTGATGTAGTAGTAAATGTGACTACCCCAGGAGGCGGTGATACAACGAATATCGATGCCCTGGAGTTTGAGGTTACTTGTTATGGAAAACCAACCTATATACCGGTAGTGGCAGCGTAAAAGGAGACAATGAGCAATGGCAAAAGTAGTAGATATTACAGATAAGCTTACATTTGATGGGAATCCATGCCTGATGATCAATGGAGAAAAACTGGAGGTAAATGCAGATGCTCCTACCATGATGAAAGTAATTAATGTTACAAGAAATGGTGGAACTTCAGAAGAAAATATGAATGAATTATACGAACTGGTATTTCCAGAAAAATCCAGAAAGGTAATTGATTCGTTGAAACTGCTGGTTCCAGATTGGATGACTGTCATTCAGGAGGCCATAAAGCTGATCACAGGAGATATCACAGGCCAGGGAGAGCGCTGACCCGTACTACGACCTGTTTGAAGACTGGGACCTGATCATTTCCAGTTTCATGACGCAGTACGGGTTGCGTATAAGGACGAAAGAGTTTGAAACGGTCAGCTGGGATGAGTTCCGTTCCCTGCTGGTCGGACTTGGACCGGAAACTCCCCTGGGACGGGTGGTAGCGATACGTTCTGAAACAGATGATAATGTGATCAAACATTTTACCACTGATCAGCGAAGAATCCATGACAGCTGGCGTAAACATCAGATGGAGCAGATGACTCCGGAGGCTTATGACAGGGAAATGGAAGGTCTGGAAAGGATGTTCGCTGCATTATGCGGAGGTGGTTGAAATTGAAAAAGTAAAGCATGAAAAAGTCCGGTGCCCGTATTGCGGGTATCCGGTCAATGCAATGAAGTCAGAAGATGCCAAATGCAAGGGCATCTTTTTTAAATGTAAAAATAAGGAATGCAGGAAAATATTTGAGTTAAAGATCTAAGACGCTGTGCCGATGTGCCTGTCTTAACGAAAAGGGCAGGTGACATATATGGCAGCAGACAGCGTAGGCCAGATCGGGCTTGATCTGGTAGTAAATAAAAATGAGTTTGACAGTCAGATGCTGGGGATACAGAATCTGGCAAAAAAAGCTGGCAAAGCACTTACAGCTGCTTTTGCAGTCAAAAAAGTATTTGACTTTGGAAAGTCCTGTATAGAATTAGGCTCTGATCTGGCAGAAGTCCAGAACGTAGTTGATGTTACATTTTCCCAGATGAGCAAACAGGTAGATAAGTTTGCCCAGAATGCAGCCACTCAGTTTGGATTGTCTGAGACCATGGCAAAGCGGTTTACCGGTACTTTTGGAGCTATGGCAAAGGCATTTGGCTTCAGTGAGAAAGCTGCATATGACATGTCCACAACTCTTACTGGTCTTGCCGGAGATGTGGCATCTTTCTACAACATCAGTCAGGATGAGGCATACACGAAGTTAAAGTCTGTATTCACTGGTGAAACAGAAAGCCTGAAAGACCTGGGCATTGTTATGACCCAGACGGCTCTTGACAGCTATGCTATGGCAAATGGCTTCGGAAAGACTACAGCAAAGATGTCGGAAATGGAAAAGGTTGCCTTGCGGTATAAGTTTGTACAGGATCAGCTGACAACGGCAGCAGGTGACTTCTCCAGGACATCCACTGGCTGGGCGAACCAGGTCCGTATCTTACAGCTGCAGTTTGACAGCTTAAAGGCAACCATAGGACAGGGGCTTATAGCTGCATTATCCCCGGTCATCCAGGTGATCAACGCAGTTATTGGTAAAATACTCAGCCTGGCGAATGCGTTTAAAGCCTTTTTTGCCTTGATGTCTGGTGGTAAAGATTCAGGAGCATCCGCAACTGCAGCTGGTATGGAAGCTGTAGCTGTCGCAGCAGATAAAGCTGGAACGGCTGCTTCCGGTGCTGGGAATGCTGCAAAGAAAGCTGCTAAGGATATCAAAACGGCTACCACTGGTATTGATGAGCTTAATATCTTAAACCCGGATAGTGGTTCAGATAGCGGAAGCGGATCCGGCGGTAGTGGAGCAGGCGGCTACAATGCAGATGACTTTGATATGGGAACGCTTCCGGAACAGGAAGATATAGTCAGTGGTAAGCTGCAGAAGATAGCTGATCTGCTGAACCAGTTAAAAGACTCTTTTACAAGTGGTTTTTGGGATGCTTTTGGTGATACATCTGTATTTGATTCGATCCAAAGCAGCATCCAGTCCATAAAAGACAGCCTTGGGAATATTTTCACTGATTCTGATGTGCAGAAAGCGGCTTTAGGTTTTGCCAATACACTGGCCCAGTCCTTAGGACAAGTTACTGGTTTTGTAGCAAGCATCGGTGCAACGATCGCAGATAATCTTCTGGGCGGCATCAGCAGGTACCTGGAACAGCGCAAAGAACGTATCAAGGATTATATAGTCCAGATGTTCAATATCGGTTCCAGGATAGCAGAAATAACCGGCAACTTTAGCTCAGCATTGGCAATTATTTTTTCTTCACTGAGAAGTGACGGTGCTGTTCAGTTTACATCGGATATTATTGGTATTTTTTCCGAAGCTTTTATGGGCATAACGGAACTGGCTGGAAACATTGCAGCTGATATTCTGGACGTACTCACAGCACCATTCATTGAAAATGCTGATTATATACGTGATACAGTAGAAGATACCTTTTCTGCAATAGAGCCAATCTATGGAGCTATCAGATCCCTGGTTGAAACAACTTTTACCAAAATTGGAGAGGTCTATGATGAGCATGTTGCACCAATGTTAATGGCTTTTAAGCAGGGTTTTACTGAAATCGGAACACTTCTACTGGATGTTTATAATACCTATTTTCTTCCGGTATTACAGAACCTGTCTACGCAATTTTCAACTTTTACAGAGCAGTATTTAGCACCATTGATCGCAACATTTCTGGAATTTGGTGGAAAAGTAGCAGATGCGATCACCGTACTCTGGAATAATGTACTGCTTCCGTTTATAGAGTGGTTCATACAAACAGCGGCTCCTGTAATTGCAAATTTTGTACAGACAGCTATTAATTCCTTTTTTAGCTTTGCAAGTCATATTGCTGAAATCTTGCAGGATGTGTTGACGGCATTAGGTGGTCTCATTGATTTTATAGTAGGTGTATTTACTGGAGATTGGGAAAGAGCCTGGGATGGAATAAAAACGTATTACAGTGGCATTTGGAACGCCATGAAGGATATCGTAAAAACTTTAATGGACCTGATCCATGCTACTATTACGGGAACTTTACAGAATATCAAGACTTCTTGGGAACTTCGCTGGAATGCGATCAAGGCATTTGCTTCTATGTTGTGGAATGCAATCAAAGCTCTTGCGACATCTATTTTCGAAGCGATCAGAGACAAGCTTTCAGAGATCTGGGACAGTGTAAAAAGGACCATTGAAGAAAAATGGAACGCTATCAAGGATTGGTTTGAAGATATCTGGAAAAAGATCAAAGAAGTGTTTAAACCGGATGCAATGATCGAGGTCGGAAAGAGCATCATGAACAAACTCTGGGACGGCTTAAAATCCGTCTGGGGTTCCATTGCCGGATGGCTGCAGGGCTGTGCTGATTTTGTCGGTGGTGTTTGGGATGGCATTGTGGAAGGCGCGAAGAGTATTTTCAAGAGTGCTAAAGAAGACGCTGAAGATGATGAGGCAGATGACAGTGATGATTGGGACTATGGTACCAATTCGCCGGTATCCGGTAATGCCTCCGGTGGCTTCCCGAAATCTGGTCAGATGTTCGTAGCCCGTGAGGACGGTATCCCGGAGATGGTTGGAAGCTGGGGAGGCCGTGCTGCAGTTGCCAATAACCAGCAGATCACCCAGGGCATTACCCAGGCAGTCCAGAACGGCATGCGTTCCTGTATGGTTCCGCTTGTATCCATGATGTCAAGTGTAGCAGGTAACGCAGCGCCACCGCTGGCAGTAACAGGCCGTGCAGCTGTTTATGAAAATGATGATGACAGGCTTATGAACCTGGTAAGCCGCGCTATGGCGTTATCACAGAATGGTACCGGTATGGATGATTCACGTATCGCGCGCATCCAGGAACTCTTGGAGCGCATTGTGGATCTGATCGAGGCCATGGACCTGACAGTGAGCATTGATATCCGTGATGTAAAGAAGAAACTGACGGATCTGGAAAAGAGAAGCGGTTACACGTTAAGAACAACGTAAGGAGGCGGCAACAAATGGCAGTAATAACGATCAATGGCCGGGAGTTCCCGGCTCCTGATGTAGGTGGTAATCTTGTGGTCGCAACCAATGTCAGCTCCGGAAAAAACGCAAATGGCGAATTTGTTGGACAGAAGGTTGGCAGGGATCAGTATAAATTCGATGCATTGCAGTGGAAATTCCTGGATGCAGCTACCTGGTCAGCTATGTTGCAGGAATTTGACAAATTTGTAGTGACCGCCCGGATCCCGGATATGGTAAACAATCGTTTCCAGACGATCCGCATGTATCCGGGAAACCGTACAGCCACGCCGGTTGAATTTAATGGATCAGGGCTTCCTACAAAGTACCGGGACTGTAAGGTCAACATCATAGACTGCGGGGTGATAGAATAATGCAAGCTGTAAGCAATGCATATAAACAGGAAATGAAAAAGCAGTATCGTGATCATTCCTATATGCGCGTCAGTATTGGTCTGATCAATCAGGAGGCCCAGGCATCTGCTTATATACCTGACCAGGAGAAATATGCTTATTATAGCAATCTGACCTGGCCACTCAACAACTATGAGGTTTCGGAACTGTATGAAACCTGTGACCAGGATTACAGTACCGTAGATGGGAGTATGTATTTTTTGCCAAGGGAACGTCAGGATGCAGTCCTTAACCAGGGGATCGTTACAGATGATCTTTTAGGTGAGGTTGAGATCTGTTTTCCGGTACAGCACGATATAAAAGGTCTCACAGTAGAATTTGGCAAAGCGTATCCTGTGGATTTTTCCATTGTATCAGATGAACATACGGTTGAGATCACAGGGAATGATACAGGGCATTTTGTGACGGAAGAGATCTTTCCTGGTGCAACATTTCTCCGGTTTGTGCCAAAGGATATGGTCAATGGGCAAAGCCGGCTGCGGATCCACCGTATCACGATGGGGATCGGTATCTACTTTGATAACCAGAAGATATTGTCAGCCACAAAGAAAGAGCGGATCAGTCCTGTTATGGAAGATCTGCCATCCATTGATCTGAACATAACCATTGATAATAAAAACCGTGCATATGACATTGAAAATGAAGAGAGTACGGTAAATTTCCTGGAAAATGGCCAGGAGATCAATGTAATTTACGGTCAGGAGCTGGATGATGGAAATGTGGAGTGGATGCCCGGTACCACGGTATATCTGCGGGAATGGTCTGCAGATGATGAAGAAATGAGTTTTACTGCTACGGATCGTTTTGATGGCATGGATGGAACTTACCGCCGCGGAAAATATTATCCTGATGGAATAAGCCTGTATGATCTTGCAGTTGATGTCTTTGGCGATGCCGGAATAGACAGCCGTACCTATTGGCTTGATAATTATCTAAAAGATGTTATGGTTTATAATCCAATGCCAGTAGTATCCCATAAAGAAGCACTGCAGCTGATCGCCAATGCCGGACGCTGTATCCTTTACCAGGATCGGAACGGAAATATATTTATGAAGTCCAGTTTTATACCGGACATGCAGGCAAGTTCAGCAAATGAAACTTACTTTTCTAATACGGCTTCAGTACTGGATGCAACAGAAAAAAGCACTTATGCCACACCGGAAAAGGATCACACAGAAGCATCAGCTGTACAGTTCTTTTTGCCATATCAGGATAAAAACTATCTGGATGTGGGATATGTATCGGAAGCAGTAGCTGATGAAGATGGGACATTTACAGAAGATCCATTGGTGACTATCGTTCTGGAAGCGCGGTACAAGTGCTTTGGCCTTACATTGGAATTTGGAGGCAATCATCCGTCTGGTATGGTATTCCGTTCCTATTTGGGAGAGGAACTGGTGGAAGAGTATAAAATATCTTCTCTTTCTGAAGTTACTGTGGTCAATCATGAATTCCCGGAATTTGATAAGCTGCAGCTTGAATTTTTAAAGGGAGTACCGTTTAACAGGGTAAACCTGAAACAGATCACATTTGGGGACAGTACTGATTATGAACTGTCTTACGGCAAGGAGCTTACTAAGACGCCAAAGGGTACACAGTTATCAAGAGTCAGAGAGTTGCAGATGACCAGGACAATTTATACATCAGGGACTGAAAAGAGACAATTAGTCAGGGAGGCTGTCCCGGCAGATGAAACCAGGCATACGTTTTATCTTAATGCAGCGGCTTATGATTATGAAATAGATGCAGCTGGTGGCACAAATGTCCAGATCATTGATAGCAGCGCATATTACGTTACGGTAGAGGTTGACGGTGGAGCAGATACGGAAGTGACCATAAATGGATATGAATACAATGTAACACAGGCACTTGTGACCAGACAGTTAAATCCCACAGGAACTGTTGAAACGTGGGAAAATCCGCTTGTATCTACGTCAAATCATGCAGCAGATCTTGCTGAATGGATCGGAGATTATCTGCGTTCTGACCGGGAATATGATCTGGAATATCGTGGAGAACCGCGTATTGATGCAAATGATATTGCATTCCTGGAAAATAAATACGTTCCGGATCTGCTGTTGCGGATATATGAACATACATTGAAGTTTAATGGGGCATTGTCCGGCACCATAAAGGCAAGGAGGGATATGAGCAATGTGGCAACAGCCAAAAACAGACTGGCAGGCCAGTGATTATTTTAATATCAAGGATTATAACCGCATAAAAGGAAATCTGAATGAGATCCGGCGGCAGGCGCTTATCCTGTGGCCGGATTTTACGTTTGAAGATATGGGCGGGGATAAAGCCTATACGGATTATGGCTTTTATGCAGATGAGATCAACCGGTTTGAAGCCAATGTGGAACATATCTGTGTAGGTGTGTTCCCTTTTAAGGTAGGTGAACAGAAGACGTTTTACGAGAACCAGCTTTTTATTGACTGGAAGGAACTGAACCGTATCGAAGAGGCCTGCAGACTGATGTACAGTAATATCCAGAGCCGGATCACAGGGAGGCGTAAGCTTGCATTTACCCTAAACGGAGGAGAGATATGTTAAAAACGGATTATAAAGATGCCATGTATGATGGCGCACGGAAATATAAGATCACATCGAATGCCGATGGGACTTCCGGTATTACAGATGAAACAGTCTATACGCAGGAAGGGGATCCCTTTGGAGCAAACGATATCAATTCCACAAACAAAGCTATCAACCGTATAAATGGTGAACCTGCTAATGTCACTCTTACAGCAAGCGGCTGGACGGGAGATGCAGCCCCATATAGCCAGACAGTTGAGGTAGAAGGTGTTACAGCAGAAGATAATCCCATCTTTGTAAGTCTGCTGGAAGATGGGGCTCCTGCAGAAACCCAGAAGGCATATATGAAAGCTTTTGGTATCATCGCTTCTGGTACGGGGACAACGGCAGCCGGCAGCGTGACTTTTAAGGTTTACAAAAAGCCGGAAACTGACATTATGATCGGGCTAAAAGGAGTGTAACAATGGGAAGAGTATTAATGACTGGCGGAGGCGGAGGTGGTGATTTAGATGTGATCACAGCTGAAGCAGATGATATCTTATCTGGGAAAGTGATCGTAGATAAGGATGGCAATCCTTTAACAGGTACACTAACCCTCAGTGGCGATGCTGGAGCCGGTGATGTGTTATCAGGCAAAACTTTCTATACCACCAATCCCAAAAGCAAGCAGACCGGCACCATGGGTACGATGGGCGGTGGAACTTATACGCCTAAGGCAGCTCAGCAGACCGTTTCGTGTAGCGGCAAGAAAATGACGGGTGATATCATTATTAAAGGTGATGGGAATCTGGTTGCGGGGAATATTTTGAATGGTAAATCCATTTTTGGTGTGGCAGGAAATGTAAGAAAATATGGATATACATCTTTTGCTAGCGGTCCAAGTGGTAATAGAAAAACATATAATTACTATCCGAATAATTCAGTATCACTCTACCCACTAAATCTGAATGTGGGGTTTTATCCTAAAGCATATGGTTATGTATGCTACCAAGCACCATCTTACAATGGGATTATGGATAAATATGGGACTTTTAGAACTCATGCAGGCAGTTCAATGTATGATATTATCAGTAACACTGCACTTGTAAACGGTACGAATCTGTATTTACCATGTGGAACTACAGGTTATACGATGGATGGCTGTGTCGGTGGATATTACTAAGTGGGGGTGTGAAAAAATGTTTGAAATAAGTGGAAGAGGAGTATTCATTGGCGAAGGGGACGTAGCGCTTGGTATGGCTTTTACAGATAAAATCAGAAATGAAGGTTTTGCAGTAAAAGTAACTGAACAGCATAATCTTCTTAATCCAGATAACATTATAGGTAAAAAAGCGTATATCGTAGAGTTTACGTCAAGAAGTAACAGTATATTCGTGCCATAAAACTACATAAAAGAGGTGATGAAAATGAAAGCATTAGTAATCTATGATGCAACCGGAAAAATCTGGTCAATCTTTTACGGGGAAGACCAGGTTCCACAGGGGCTTTTGGCATTATTTGTAGACATACCGGATGGCGGTCAGCTGGAACGTATTGATGTGACAAATCCAGACGATCCCAAGCCGGTATTTTCTTATTTGCCGGAGTCAGATATTGGAAAATTACAGAACCGGGTAACAGAACTGGAAAACCAGCTCACCGAAGCCCAGTTAGCTCTTACCGAGCAGTATGAAGCTAATCTGGCACTGGAAGATGAAGTCACTAACAACCAGTTAGCATTGACTGAACTTTATGAAGCAAACCAGACCACTACAACCACAAAGGAGGCTTAATTATGGCAAGTTATATGGCAACAGTATACGCGGACTTAATTCGCAAGGGCAAAAAAACAATTGATGATGTACCAGAAAAGATTAGAGCGGAAGTTGAGGCATTATTAAATGCTTAGGCTGCTGCTCTTTTTATTACTGAGGAAGGAGGTGGAGACTATGGCAATCATTTATGCAACCCTTATTGTTAAGGGAAAGAAAACCTACGCACAGGTACCAGAAAAGATCAAGCCACAGGTAAAGCAGGTTCTGATCGACCTGGAGTGCGAAGATCTGATCACGGAGGAGTAAGTCATGGAATCAATCATGCAGTACATATCTGTGCATTGGGTTTCATGGGTGTTTGGGATCATCTCTGTATTGCTTTCCGGAGCATATCATAAATTATCCAAACAGTTAAAGGCAGAACGTGCCAGAACAAATGCTATTAACGCAGGAGTTCTGGCACTCCTCCATGACCGTCTTTACCAGGCATGTACATTTTATTTAAAAAGGAAATATTGTACCTTGGAAGACAGAGACAATCTGGAGTATATGTTCAGGTCATATAAAGCATTGGGTGGAAATGGAACTGGAGAAGATCTTTATAACAGATGTCTGGCTTTACCATATGAGCCGGCAGAACAGGAGGTATAGATATGGATTTTGGAATTGGAAGCGTAACAGCGATCACAGCAATTTGTTACCTGGGCGGCATGGCCTGCAAGGCAACCACCAAGGTCAAGGATGAGGTTATCCCGGTAGTATGCGGAGTGACCGGTGGTATCCTGGGTGTAGCAGGTATGTACCTCATGCCGGAGTTTCCAGCAACAGATGTGATCAACGCTGCAGCCATTGGCATTGTATCCGGGCTGGCAGCAACCGGAGCACACCAGGTCATCAAACAGGCAAGCAAGAAGTAGAAGGAGGTGATCCACGCATCTCCCGCAGGCAGTCCGGGTCATGGCTGTTATTTGCGACGTCGCAATTTATGTAGAATATTGACATGAAATATGATATGATGTAG